GAAGCAACAAGCTCAATAGCAATTGGAGGAACAATAACATCAGCAGGTGGATATATCTATCATACCTTTCCAGTAGGTTCAAGTAATTTTACTATTCCATCAAAAGTATAATCACTATAAAAGAAAACTTAATTGTTAAAATAAAAAGAATATTATGAAATTAGAAACTCAAAGTTCATACATTGCTAACCCTCAATTTGTGGGTGGTGTAGCAGTAACTCCAACAACAGGTACAACATTCGCTTCTGAAACAGGTTCATTCGGTTTTGTGGCTGGAGGTTTATATGTTGGTGGACAAGGTAATTTAGTTGTAAGAACAGAAGATGCAAGTGTACTAACTTTTGTATCAGCTAGTGGATTTATCCCTGGTTTGATATCAGCAGTATCTTCATCATCAACAGCAACTAACATTATAGCATTAAGATAATCTATGTTAAATTTAAACCTTAATATAATTGGAGCTAGTAATAAACCGATTGTACCAATACAGCCGGCGCCACCTCCTACTACAACTACTACAACTACAAGTACTAGTACTACAAGTACTACAACTACTTCTGGACCTGCTAGTATTAGAACTGATATTTATTCAGCTTCTTTGGTTTATGCAGCGCCTGGTAGTCAATTCGCAACATTAGGTATGACTTCATTTAGAGAAGATATATCTCAATTAATTAGAGGAACTGGTACTGGATATGGTGTGTTACCTTCAACGGGAAGTGGAGCTGTTACATCATACACTGGAAGTTTATTTAGTGGATATAATACAGCAATACAATTATCTGGTTCTTCAAATGCTGGAGCTATAGCTGGTACTGATGCTAATATACAATTCCCAACACAAGACTTTACAATAGAAACTTGGATTAACCAAGCTACAGCTAGTGTAGCGGGTGTAGCACAAGGATTTAATAATGTATCATGGTATTTTCAATATCCTAATGGAGTGGGTTCTGCAACAACTGACGTAGGTTTTGATACTCCTGGTACAAGATTCTTAGTAATTACAGCAGCCGGTTCTGAAGTTTACCTTGATTCAAATTCATATGGTAGAGCTGCAAGTGTTTGGTATCATAACGCAGTACAAAGAAGTGGTAGCGCATTCAATTCATTATTTAATGGAGAGTGTGTACAAACATTTACTTTGGCAGCAACTTTAAAAACAGGTAGTGCTGCATTCCAATTATTCAATAGACAAGATGATGGTGTGAATACGGCTAGATTCCAAGATTATAGAATATATAATGGTGTTGCTAAATATGGTTCATTAGTATCTGGCTCATTATATAGTGTACCTCCTTCAATGATAATAGCTTAAAATAATTATTATGAAAACATTCGCATGTATAGATAAAAATAACGTAGTAATCGGAGTACTTGAAATGAATCCAACGCAAGATTCATTTGAAGGAGCTATCGCTTATGTACAAGTTGGGTTTGGAGATATTCAACAAATACCAACAGTTGGACAAATATGGGATGGTGAAACACTATCATTTAACTAAAAAATAACTACAAAACAAATTAATTTTGTTAAATAACTAAATACAATTAATATGAACGCAAAACAAGTATTAAGTAAAATCATATCAGCACTTTCTAATGAGAAAGAAGTTGTTAATTTTACATACGCTAAAATGGAAGATGGTACAATATTGGAATCTCCTACCTTTGATTTAGGTGAAGATGTTGAAGTTGTAGCAGAAGACGGAAAAACTCCAGCACCAGATGGTGAGCATGAAATTGCTTTAAAAGATTCAGAGGGTAAAGAAGTTGTAATTCGCATTGTAACTAAAGACGGTAAGATTACCGAAAGAGAGAATGTTGAAGAAGCAAATCCTGAAGTACCTAAAGAAGAAGAAATGGAATCTATCGCAGGTGAAGATATTGGTACTGATGGAGAAGGTGGTGATGCAGTAGATGCACCCGTTGACCCATTAACTGAAGATATGGGTAAAGTAGTTGAAAAATTACAATATCGTATTGATGAGATGGAAAAGAAAATGGCATCTTTCGAAGAAGCTTTGAAACCTTCTGAAGAAAAGAAAGATGAGGAAATGGAAGAAGACCTTCCTAAATTAGATGGTGCACCGGTAGATGAATCTCCGTTAGCTAAATCTCAAAAACAAAATAACTTTGGTAGAAAGGTTGCTAATTCGCAATCACAATTTTTATCAAAACTATATAAATAATTAAACAACAAAAAAGATTGACATGAGAAAAAATCAAAACTTTGCTCAGCCGGTAATTACCACAACTTACGCAGGTGAGTTCGCAGGTAAATATATAGCTGCAGCTTTGTTATCAGCAAGAACGCTTGATAACAAATACATCACAATCATGCCTAACGTTAAATTCAAATCAGTAATTCAAAGAATTGCTGTTGATTCTATCGTTAATGATGCATCTTGTGATTTCACAACTTCTGGTACTGTAGCTCTTACTGAGAGAATCTTAGAACCAAAAGAATTACAAGTAAACTTACAATTATGTAAGCAAGAATTCGTAGATAGCTGGGAAGCTTTACAATTGGGCTATAGCGCATTTGATACTATCCCTGCATCATTTACAGATTTCTTAATCTCTTATGTAGGTGGTAAAGTTGCTGAAGCAACTGAAATCTCTATTTGGAGAGGTAACAGCGCAACAAACGGAGAATTCTCTGGTTTGTATAGTGCATTATCTTCATCAGTAGTAGCTGGTGGTGTAAACGCTCCTGTAACAGCTTCTGTTTCTGGTTCTATTACATCTGCAAACGTATTATCTGCATTAGACAGTTTATACAACGCAATCCCTCAAACTGTGTATGGTAAGGAAGATTTAACTATCTACATCCCTACTAACGTAGCTAAGGCTTACCAACAAGCATTATCTGGCGGAAGTGCTGGAGCAAATGGTTTCAACAACCAAATGAATGTAGGTGAGAAGCCATTAAACTTCCAAGGAGTTGAATTGGCACTTTGTCCTGGTCTTGCATCTTCTGCAATGGTTGCAGCACAAAAATCTAACTTATTCTTCGGAACTGGTTTGATGAGTGATTACAACCAAGTTAAAGTGTTAGACATGGAAGACTTAGATGGCAGTCAGAATTTCAGGATAATTTTACGCTATACAGCAGATACAGAGTACGGTATCGGAAATGACATCGCTTTATACAAAAACTATTAATATTTGAGTAAGTAATAGGGAGGTTATCCATACCTCCCTTTACTCATAATAGTTTCAGAACAAAAATTAAAAACTAAAAACTTAATCAACATGCCTTGTAATTTAACATTAGGACGTAACGAAGTTTGTAAGGAATCAGTAGGTGGACTAGCTGGAGTTTACTTTGTAAACTGGACCGGTTCACTCGCTACCGCAACAAACGGTGTAAGTGATGATTTAATTGAATCATTACCTTCAGGCCTTACAGCATACTACTACGAACTTAAAGGAACGAGTGCATATACTGAAACTGTAAACTCATCAAGAGAAAATGGTACTACATTCTTCAACCAAGAATTAGTATTAAACTTGAAGAAGTTAACAAATGAGATGACAACTCAATTAAAATTAATGGCTTATGGAAGACCTCAAATCTTTGTACACACTATGAATGGAGATACTCTATTAGTAGGACAAAGAGAGGGAGCAGATGTAACTGCAGGAACTCTACAAACAGGAGCAGCATTAGGTGACCTTTATGGTTATTCTATTACTTTCACTGGTATGGAACAATTCCCTGCATCATTTATCTCAGGTTCAACATTCGGTAACCCATTCGGCTCAGTTACTAATCCGCCTACAATCGTAAACGGAACTAACTAATCAGTATATCGCTTTAAAATATTAAAGGGAGGACTCAGTTCTCCCTTTTTTTATGCTCTTTCACTATATTATTAGCAATGATTGTTAAATGTATAGATAAACACAATATAAAGACAACCTAATGCTAGCTTATTACATTTCAGGAAGCAATAATTACACTTTTAGAATAGAACCAACAGGTTCATCAAATCTTGTACTACAATTGCAAGATATGTTGACACTGCAAAATACATCTGCATCAGTTAGTGCTTCGGGAAGACCTTACACATATGATGCTTACGAAAGTAAATTAAATTGGACAGCATCTTTGGTATCAGCATCAATTGGTGACCAATATAGAGCATATATAACTGATGGAACATCGTCTATTTGGCATGGTTCTATTTCAGTATTTGCATCTCAATCAGTAGATAAGCCTGAACGTATATCACAATTAGGTGTTGAGGAAGCATTCAAAAGCAATTTGACGGACAACGAATACATAATAATGGAATAATATGAAACAAAATACGAATTTTTCGGTTGTAAACCTATCACAGCAAGATATACCTATCGTAATTGAAGATATAAAAACACGTTACCAATGGGTACCTGTTGGTATTATAGGACCTGATGATTACTTCCAAAACATAACCGATAGTTATACAACATCAACAACTAACGCAGCCTGTATAGAAGGAATATCAGATTTAATATTTGGTAAGGGATTGTACTCTAAGAGTGTGCAGTTCCAAACTATATTGGATAAGTTATTACCGCAAGAAGAAATTAAAAGAGGTATCTTTGATTTGAAACTATATGGTAATGCTTCATTTCAAGTTTATTGGAATGATGAGCATACTAAGATTGTTAAGTTCTATCATATCCCAGTTCAAACAATTCGTGCTGAGAAGATATACGATAATCCTAAAATAGAAAACTATTTCTATTGTGTAGATTGGAATGACCAGAAAGCACAAAGAAACAAAAAGAAAATTCCTACATTTGGTACATCAAATGAAAAGATGGAATTACTTTATATTAAAAATTACTCACCAGGTAAATACTACTACTCACTTCCTGATTGGATGAGTGCATTACAATTTGCTTATGTAGAAGCTGAATTATCAAACTTACATCTTAATAACATTGAGAATGGATTCATGCCATTAGTAATGATTAATATGAACAATGGTATTCCAGCACCTGAAGAAAGACAAACAATAGAATCACTAATTGAATCTAAGTTTACAGGCACTAGAAACGCTGGTAGATTTATGATTTCATTTAACGATGATGCTGAAAGAAGACCTACCTTAGAAACAATCAACATAGATAATTTGCATGACAAATACAAATATGTTGCTGAATACGCACAAGATAGA